AGAAGCCGCCAAGGATGGTGCGGGCGTAGTAGCTGACGCCGTAGCGGTTGAGCAGATCGCCTTCGGTGGAGGTGTCGAGGATGTTGTATTCCACAGTGCGGGAGACGTCTTCGGCGTAGGTCACCTGGTTACCCGGGCTCTCCCACTGCTTGACCTTGGCGAGGGCGGCGATGGCCAGGCTCGACGGCGCCAGGAACACATTTTTCTTCGCCGCCTTGGAGTACACCGCCGGCATGTTGTGCACCACCAGGCAACGGTCGAAGCCCAGGTCGGCGCCGCCCAATTCCTGGCTGTAGGTCACTTGATCGGCAACCGAGACGTCTTTGCCGTCGAGCACCACACGGGCCTTGATGCGCTTGCCGAACGAAGCGAATTCGCTCGCCACGGCCTTGGTGCCGGTGAAGCCTGGCGCGCCGATGATGGTCAGGTCTTCAGCGGCGCCACTCAACGCCGCCAGACCCAGCTTGCGTCCGGTTTGCGCCTCGATGCCGCCGATCACATTGTTCTGCGTGTCGGCCAGCGTCGCGCCCTCTTCGACGATGACCACATAGACCGGCACCTTGACCACTTTGAGAATCTGGTAGACCGCGTGGAACAGCGTTCCCGCCTCGGCGCCGGTGGGGTCCAACTGGGCCTGGGTGGTGAAACTGTTGATGCGGAACGGGGTGTTTTTCGGAATCAGCGCGTTGGCATTCGGCGCGGTGCCGACCAGCCCGATGACGTTATCCCCCAGGCCGCCCATGGCCTCGGGGGATTCAGTGGCATTGACGGTGATGCCGTTGTGCTCGAAGTTCAAAACCTCAGCCATGGTTATTCAGCCTTTTTGGTGGTGGCCTTTTTGGCCGGGGTCGATGTGGAAGCCGACTCGACGGCTTCGGTTTTTTTCAGTTCCAGGCGACCGGCGCTACGCAAGGCACTGGCCTCGACGTCGAGCAAGTCGAGCTCCTGGCCGGTGCTCGACCAGTGGCCGCCACCGGTAGGAAATGGAAGGAGCACGGTGTAGGTTTGGCGAAGTGCCATTGGGTTTCTCCAGATATGAAAAAGCCCTTTCGGGAGGGGCTTTGGGTATTGGATGGGTAAAAAAACGCCCCGTCGGTGCGGGGCGTTTTATTGGGTTTGCGCGGCGAGCCATGGCGGCGCGATTGGCCGAGACTCAGCAACGGGAAAAGAATCTGTTTGAGGCCAATCCCGAAGCGCTTGGCGATAGGAAAGCAGCTCTGAATACTGCTCGGGTGTTAGCGTAGAAACGGCTCCTTGATCCTGCTCGTTCCGATGACGCAGGATTAGCCATTCAGTCGCGTTCAATTCGAAATTCCGCCATTTCCGCTCGGCATCGATTTGCTCGGAAGCACAGCCGTCCGGCGGCCGAGAAAAAACGTCATCGATGAAAAGCCAACCTGGTTGCGTATCCAAAGGACAAGCTTTCCACAGCAGATCAGGATGAAAACGACCTGAAGGGTCTATGTCAGAGGTTTCGTGCACTAGCCCATTTTCAGTTCTTGCCCAAAGCATATTTCTTCCTCAGCAGGTAATGAATACACAGCCATCAGCACCAGCCTGCGACCGAGTTCCAATTCGACCGCCCCCGCCCATACCGGGCTGCGTGAGCGTGGTAGTGTCAACCGCGGCAAAAATGCTCTCTCCGCCCCCTCCTGCACCGCCAATCGCCCCATTAGACGCTGCATTGCGTACCGGTGGGTTACCGGCACCCAGCGCACCGTTGAAGTCACCACCGGAGCCGTAACCAGCACCAGCACCTCCAAGCACCAATCCCCCCGCGCCGCCCGTTGCCGTGCAATGCGTACCGAAGGAAGAAGAACCGCCCGGATTTCCTACCGTATTGACCGCTGTCACGTAAGCGCCTCCGGCCCCCACCGTTATACTGACTGTCGAGCCTGGCGTGACAGGGACGAGTCGCTTGCTGATACCGCCGGCGCCACCGCCGCCTGCACCGGTGTCTAACGTCCCAAAGGCACCGCTTCCGCCGCCACCGCGGACCTCGACATGAACTCTCGTGACTCCAACGGGTACAGTCCATTGGTAAACGCCAGCAGCCCTGAAATAAACTTTCGCGCGGTAGGGTAGATGAGCAGTTTGGCTTAGTTCCCCCCAATACGGCGCCGCTCCCATGGCAGTTTTGTGGCCAATAAAAATCCGCGTCGGACCCATTGTCGTGTGGTTGATGATTGCCAAAAACGTCTTGTATCCGGCAGCGATATATCCACCGCCCACCAGAACGGTCATTGAGGTGCCGCCTCCAGTGCTCAGCTCTGGCGGCCCGCCGATAGATGCTTCTGGATGGCCCAGCGTGAAGGCTCGGTAGAGACCAGGTTTTATATCTGCGGAGAAGTCGGTAATGAGGGGGATATTCTCTGCAACCGGCCCAAGCCCGTACGAATCCAGAACAGTCCGAACCCGCTCAACCGAAGTCACATGCTCCCAAGGCGTCCAGACCCCGGCAGAATTGCGCGTACGCATACAACCAATCGGGACGGAGCTGCTCACCAGAGAATCCCACCATTGGGTCGCCATATTGGAGCTGCCACGCTCCATATGGAAAATCGTCCCGTTTGGGATAACCGCCGAGGTTCCTTCCATCAACGGTTTAGTACCCGTGGAGGTACTTGAAATCATGTAAACGCCCGTCAGCGAGATCTCATCGATACTTCCCGTATAGTTGAATGCAGAAGAACCCAGGCCAAATTGGGCCATGATGGCGCGTACGGCGGCGGATGTAGCAATTCTGGTGCTATTGTCTGTCCCCGGTAACGTAGGGGCAGTTGGCGAGCCCGAAAAGGCCGGAGAATTCAGTGCTGCGAAACCTTGCGTCACATTCTGGAAATTCAGCGCCGTAGTGCCCACCACAATCATGCCATCCGTGACCAACTGCCAGATCGTATTGCCAAGTGTCGTGCCCTCTTCCACGGGAACAGTCGATCCGGAAGTAACCTCCGCACTCGCATCGGCATCCTTTGCCCGAATCCATGCCCCATTTGCGACAACATAAATACCGTTGTCTTTCGCCAACGTCTGGGATTTAACAAGCACCCGATCCCCAGCAACGACGGCAACACCATCAATCGTCTGAGCCCCACTCAAAACAATGTTGGCCGTCGTCGCCACCCGCACAGACTGCTTTCTGTCGAGTTTGGCGAGCTCGTCAGCAACGTAACTGGCAACCCAGGCCCGTGTCGCCTTGACCACCGTGTCGTCAATCAGCAATGTCACCAGTTCGGCGTTGCTGGTCTCGAAAATCGAGCGGATATAAAACTCTTTCCCCGACCCCGACGTCGCCAGCACCGGCTTGAACGACTCCGGGTATTTGACGATCGCGTACAGAATCCCGGTGTCGGTCCAGATCCCGGCCTCGCGCACATACCAGCCACCAACTTCAGGCGGGATGGTCACTTCAGCCAGCAGCCAGCTCGGATTCTTTTCGTCCTGGAACAGTGCGTTGAGCGGCCCGCGCCAGACTTCTCGCTTGAGTGCAGTGGCGGTTGCCGCCGGGTTATAGACGGCACCGCCACCGTCGCCGACGGATAACTGCGACAGCTTGATCGGTACTCCCGCTGCCTTGCAGGCGGTTTCGTAGGCAATCCCCGCGTCGGTGAGCAGGGTGTAGTAGTCGGCCATTTAGGACCCCTGTGGATAAATAGTGGAGGTTTCGACGACATAGAGCCCGGCGGCCATAAAGGCCTGGCCCGAGGCTTCGAGGCCTTCGATGACAATGGGATAAACCGTGGTCAACTCACCGCACAGCGTGGCGGCGCCGATGACGTGGCGGCCGAAGGCACTCAAGCCGACGGAAACCGTCAAGGTGTCGCGCTCGCTCTTCGCGTCGGCCAGACGGCGATCGAGACGGGCGTCGATGGTTTCGCTGTAGGGCTGCTCGGTGAACGCCCGAACGGAAAAGCTGTAGGGCGGACCCGGTGGTGTTTGCTCGTACCAGGCCCGCACCTCCGGCTGCAACTGCAATCCTTTGGCGGCGTTTTCCAGCGCCGTTCGCGTCCCGGCTTGTCGGGCGGTGGGCCAGGCGAGCTCGACCGTCAGGCGTTTTTCCGCTTCAGGCGCCTTGGAACTCCACTCCTTGACCCCACGATCCGCCGCCAGATACGGCAGGAAGGCCAAAGGCGTTCCGCGCGGATTCATCAGCTCGGGAAACGGTGGATCGATGCGTTCGAGCAACCGGGCGAAGCCGAGATCAAGTGCCTTCTCCAGCAGTGAGCTGTTGGACGGCAGCAGGCTCGGGCGAGGTGTGTCGTCACTCATAACGTATCCACCTCAACCTCGACGGCTGTGCAATACGGGGCCTGGAAAGCCGTCGTGACAATCGGTTCCAGCGGTTCGAGGATTTCAAGCTGGACCGCGCCGGCGCTGTGCAGCGTGTAGTCGATCCAGCTTGGGTCCACGCGGCCTTCCAGGCGATGACAGGCGTCGGCGTAATCGCGCAGTTGTTGCTGCGCGGCAGCCTGGGTCAAGCCTGAATCCGGGCCGGCGTTGATCTTCGCTACGACGCGGATTTTGTAGGGTTTGATTTGCGCGGCCTGCACGATGACCAGATCGGTTTCCGGTCGTACATCAGGCCGGGCGAAGTGTTGGCGAACACCGTTCAGCAGCGCTTCGGACGGTGTGCCGTCGCCCTCGCGGGAAAGCACCGTGACCGTGACTTCGCCCGGTGCCGTCCGGCGTCCGTTACCGTCCTTGACTTGCGCGACGAGACCGTCCGGATCGAACGTGTAAGTCACGTTCACGACACCGCCTGCGGCACTGTCCACCTTCACCGCCGGCCGTTCGCCGAGAGTGAAAATCTCCCGCCGATACTGCATGCATGAGCCGGCCGCCGGAGCGTGGGGCGCCAGGTAGTAGCGCAACCGGGCGTTCTCGTCGCTCTCGTAGACCGGGGCGATCGGCGGGAATGCCGCCGGGTCGCCCGGGTCAAGCAATTGACGCTCAAGCCCCATGTCCGCGAGGCGAGCGTCGAGGTTGCTGCCCGTGGCCCACCACGCCAGCATCTGCTTGATGCGAGCGTTGTATTTGCGTTCGTGGGTTTGCAGCCGAACGCAGAATGCCTCAAGGGCCAGGGTCAGCAATTCACTTTGGTTTTCGAGGCTGTCGACCAGCTTCGCGGCGCTTGCGGGAGAGCGTGCGGCGACGTACTCGACCACGAAAGTCTTGAACTCGGCGAGCAGGTCCTCGAACGCTTCGACGGTAACGATGGCCGGTTCGGCCAGTTGGTTCTGGCCGGGAATCAGCATGCTCATGTCACCACCTCGAAGGTCTGCTTGCGGTTTTTCCAGGTGCCGGCGAAGCGCAACAACAAACCAGCCCCCTGTCGATTGGCGACAATGACTTGCGGCTCGAAATCATCGATGCCGTTGTGCGGGTTGTAGAACGCCTGCGCTGCGTGGCTTTGGGCAAGCAGCAGCAGGTCGTCACCGAGGTTTTGCCCGAGCAGCTCGGTCAAGGCGCAGCCGTACAGGGGGCGCTTCTGACGAGAGCCCAACGGTGTGGTCAACGCCCGGGTGGCGCGCTGCACGAATTGCAGCCAGTCGTCGACCGTCGCACCGGTGTTGCGATCGATTCCAATCATGGGAAATCCTTTATGCGGTACTGATGACGCGCCCCTGGTGATCCACCAGCGGGCCGCTGAAATGCACGCCGGACGCGTCGATGCGCAAACCGACGGAGCCCAGCTGCAACTCGATGGCCTGGGGTGTCATCGCCAATCGCGATAGGCCAATGCTCAGTTGGAGCGATTCACGGGAGCCGCTGAACGTCGCCGGGCCGTTTTTCCAATGCAGGACATGGCTGGCGTGGTCGTAGCCATTTTCCGTGCCGTCCTGATAGAGGCGACGCGTCAGCGAGGCCTGGGTCGAGACGGGTGGAAACTGCCCGCCGTTGAGGCCGAACAAGGCCACCGCCTGCCCGCCGCTGTCGCCGCCGCCATGGTTAAGCAGCAAGCATTGCTCGCCCACGGACGGAATCCGCGACTCGCTCTGGGCACCAGCGCTCGGGTTGAAAAAACGGATCGCCGGCGTCACCAGCCCGCCATGGCTGACCTTGCAGGTATTGCTGGCCGCATCGACTTCCTGGCACACGCCGATGCGGCAAAAACTTTCCGCACGGCGATGCAGGTCCTCGAATTCGGTTTCCATCTGTGCCAGACGCTCAATGATCGGCGCCAGATGCATGCGTAACAGCGCATCAAACATGGCTCAGCCCTCGAGTGCGGTGTATTGGTCCGGGTCGCCGAGGTCCGACACTTCCCAGGTACGGGCGAATTTGGGGATACCCAGTGGGTCCTCCAGCAATGTCGGGCCGAGGTACAGCGTCTGGGTGAATGAGAGGGTCCAGGCGGTGTACGCCCGGGTTTCGCTACTGAAGGTCGACGCGACGCCATCGATGTTCGTGGGCAGGTCGCATTGATCACCCGGCAGATTCCAACGTTTGTCGACGACCCGCTGCTTCAATTCGCAGCCCAGGTCGCACGCTGCCGACGCTGATCCAGACGAGACGATTTGCAGGGTAACTGTCAGCGCGTGGGCGATTCGCCCTTCGCTGGAACGCTGGCCCGCCGCATCACGTTCGATGGCGAGCAACACCCAAGGGGGATCGCCGATGTCGTTGAAGTCCTGGAGACTCCCGACGTTCAAGCCAGGCATGGCAGTTCGCAACGTTTCGGCAATGGCAGTCAACAGCTGCGAAGGTTTTTCGAGGACGGCAGGCATCGAGGCCTCCTATTTTTATGGCGGCACGTAGATCAGCAGAGGGGAAATCAATGTGGGTCGGAACGGGAATCGCGCGGCGGTAGCTCACTGATGCCCATCCGCTTGGCGGCCCAGCGTTCGTAAAGCCCGATGGCCACGTCCGCGCCGGCCATCGCGGTCAGGCAGCCGAAGGCACCGGCGGCCCAGATCGACAGGCCCATGGCGTACAACAGCATGATCGCCGAGACGCCACAGATCATGCAGGCGCCGGAGCGCAGGGCCAGGCGCCGCAGCAGTGACCAGCCACGGGCGCCCTCCTTGTCGGCACGCCACATCTCGCCAGTCACCCCGCCCACCAGGGCGAGCACGATGACCAGCCAGATCGGCATGTCCAGCAACGCTTGTTGCTCGTTTGTCATGTCTCGTTTCCTGGGGGTGATTAAGAATTGGGCGGGCGAGTTGTTTGAAGTTGAATGAGATGTGGGTCGGTGCAACCCACTAAGTTGCTAGAAACGGCGTTCAAACCTTTGTCAGGTCATTGAAAACTGACATCACTTCGGCGGAGCGCAGGTCGCGCCTTTGTAAGTCATGGTGTAGGTGTAGTGCCTGTCCCAAGGCAGCGGTAACGCACTGGGTGCTGCCCATTCCGCGTAGTTACCCGACATAGAACCAGCGATTACCAACTTACCCATGCCTATGGTCGCGAGATTGTTGGCGCTCCCTGCACCCGGCATTGGCACACTCCCGTTCCATTGGAAATCATCCCCATTCTGGAACCATGCGCCCTTCCAACCGGCCTGTGAGCTCGAGTACCAGGTATTGTCTGCTTTGAAACAGATCGTCTGGTTGGCATAAAAGCTACCGCCCGGAACATGGTAGGAAGCGAATTGCCAGGAACCGATAGGTGAGGTTTCGGCAAACGCATGGATGGCCTGGGTAGCCAGGACAACTGCGATCAACACGCTGAAAAATTTTTTCATCAGTTTATTTCCTTGGATAACAGGTTTTTGAGGGGCGTTAATACAACTCTCTTAACTTGATGCCTCCGAAGTCCCGTTTGCGCTACCGAGTATCAGCATGTCCACACTGGTCGCGTCGCAAGAGTTGTTAGCCTTTCTGTCGATGACCAGATAGAGCGAAGACGTCGGCGTAACCGCTACGTTGTTCAGCATGAACGTGGCGCTACCGCCGTTAGCCAGGCTCCCGGACTGGAGCACGGTGTCGCCCAGGTTGAGCGACCAGCCAACACCATCCCCGCAGGCGTTATGCAGGTCATTGACCCGACCCAGCACGTTGATGTTGCCGGTGACAGGACTGGTCCAGCGGAAGATGCTTTGGCTGTTGGTGCCGGGATGGGCAACCACGTCACCCTGCTTGAACACGAAACTGGTGCCCGAGCCGGTAAAGGTGAAGCTTTTCTTGGGAATAGCGATCCAGGAAGCCGGAACGTCGTCTTTCCAGCAAGTCGTTGGATTACCGTTGCACACCTCGGCCTGGAACGAAGGGAAGAGTGTGTAGTTGGCCGAGGCATTCACCCCCGATTTGTTTTGCATGAACGACCAGGGCGAACCGGCCGGCGCCGCTTCGGTCATCAGGTACATGTCCCGGGCCAGGTTCCACGAGAGGGCCGTGTCAGCCCAGGCATTCAGGGACAGGAAGGACGACAGAAACACCGTCGTCAGCAGAGTTTTTTGCAGTAGTTTCATTTTCTTGCCTCGATGAGTGTCATTGAGTTGGCAGTACGGTTTATCCCGCATACTGCTCGCTAGCTGGCGTTCACTCGAGGCTCAATGGCCTTCACATGACTCAATGCCCCGCACCGGGGACACTTGATCTGGAGCTTGGTGTTTTCATATATCGATGAATGCTATTTGGTAATCAGCATGTCGATGGTGCTTGAGTCGCAGGAGTAATTAGTCTTTTTATCAAGGACGAAGTAAATGGGCGCAGCGGCGGTGACAGGTACATTATTAAGGGAAAAAACAGCCCCCGCCCCTTTGGCCAAACTACCCGACTGCAAAACCGCACCGCCCTGGTTAAGCGACCATGCGACACCATCGCCGCAGGCGCTGTGGATGCTGTTGATACGCCCAAGGATGTTGACGGTGCCGGTGACAGGGCTGGTCCAACGGATGATTGTTTGACTATTCATACCAGGATGAAAAATCACGTTACCTGGCGGAACAGTAAAGCTGCCGTTTCCACTGTAGTTATAGGTTTCCTTGTGGACGGTAACATGAGCACCGGATGAAGTATCTTGCCAGCAGGTCGCAGGTTTCCCGCCACATACATCGGCCGTAAACGAAGGCAGGAGGATGTAGTTGTCGGGATTATTCACGCCAGAGGTGTTTTCCATGAACCCCCAAGGCGAGCCTGTCGCAACACGTTCCTTTGCAAAGATCACATCTTTTGCCAAGTTCCACGACATGGCCGTTTCTGCCAATGCGCTGACGGAAACACCAGAAAACACAAACAAACTCAGTAATGAAGCAACGGTAATTTTTTTCATGAAATAACCTTTTGAGTCGGATGACTTTGATTGCGCAGCTTTAGCGCTCATGTCGCTCGCCGGCGTTCACTCGAGGCTCAACGGCCTTCACATGATTCAATGTCCCGCAACGGGGACACTTGATCTGGAGTTCGGTGTTCTGGCCCATGCGGGCCAGAAGTCTTTTGCAGTGACCGCATCTGAAATCCTTCAGCATCGAAAGCCCTC